AATTAATTGATGCAGGAACCTTTGCGAACTTGCCAGGTGGATTCAAGGCACACGGTTTACGTGACCTTGCCCCTGACGAGCCAATAGCACCTGGGGAATTTAGAGAGGTTAACGCGCCTGCTGGTGATTTAAGTAAGTCATTACAAATACTTCCTTTTAAAGAACCATCATCTACATTATTTAATTTAATGGATTACGCGTCTAAACTTGCATCGCAATTTGCAGACTCTACTGATAATATAGTAGATAATGCAACAAACTATGGGCCAGTGGGAACAACCATGGCTCTACTTGAGCAGTCTTCAAAGCTGTTCAATGCTGTGCATAAGCGTCTACACGCAGCACAAACTAAAGACCTGCGAGTACTTACTAGATTAGATAGTGAGTATCTTCCTGATTTGTATCCCTATGAGGTCGCAGGTGGAGCACAGCAAGTATTCAGGCAAGATTTCAATCTTAAAAGTATTGACGTCATACCTGTATCCGATCCTAATATGCCAACAGAAGCGCATAGAATAGCTAAAATAAATGCTATCATGTCCATCGCTCAACAAAATCCTGCTGCCTATAACATGGAAGCAATAGGATTAGAATTGTTTGCTGCGATGGGCGTGGAGGATCCACAACGTTATTTAAAACAACAACAACAACCTTTCAGTGGTGATCCAATTATGGAGAATATGGCTTCTCTTAAGGGGGCACCTTTACAAGCACAGGCGCAACAGAATCATGATGCACATATAATTGTACATGGTAAGTTTATGCAAGATCCTGCATACCAAAGTCCGCCAGTTCAACAACTTTTAATATCTCATATTCAAGAACACTTGGCTTTGAAATATCAAATTGAAATGGCTCAAATGGTTCAAGATCCACAAGCACAACAAATGATTATGGCTGGACCTCAGCAGCAACAACAGATGCCACTTGAAATTCAAAATGAAATTGCATTGATGGCAGCTAATGCAGCAGATAAAGTATTAAAGCTTGATGAAGAAAAAGCTAAAATTATGGCTGGTGAGACTGAAGATCCACAACAAGAACAAGTAGAAATACAAAGACAAGACTTAGCATTACGTGCAAAGAAATTAGTTGATGAAATGAAAATGCATCAAGACAAAATGGATTTAGAGGAATCTAAATTAATTGTTGATGATGAAAATAAAGATGAGGATCGTAAACTTAAGGAAGCACAACTTGCGGTTAAGGCAACTAACGATGCAATGAAAGATGCAGAGAAAATGATTTATGCAACAAGGATGAAATAAAATGGCAGGACCAACAAAAAGAAAAAAATTAAAAAAATCTGTACATGATATAGAAGACTATAATCAGTTTTTAGAAGAAGAAGTACATGGTAAAGGTTTTAAAGGAATGGGTAAATATCTTAAAAGAAAATTTACACCCGTCCCTAAAAATATTAAAGAAAGATGGAAATTAAAAAGTCAAGTCAACAGAAACGATAAGAGACCATAATGGTTAGTAAGTCTGGAGGACCTCCACTTAGAATAGTAAGTAGAAAAAATGGTAAAAAAGAAACTCATAGAAAAGTTAAATCTGGTTATGATCAAGAGTTTACGCTTCCAGCTGGAACATCTGCGGCTCCTATTAAGTTCAGTAAAACTCAAGCTAAAAAAGATGCTAGTAAAAAAGTAGTAACATTAAAACCAAAAAAGAAACCTGGTCCCAAGCAAAAGAAAAAATTAAAGAAAGGTCAGTATAGAATAGAAGATTACGATAAAGATGTATTTGATCCTGGGTTTGGTAAAAAAACTAAAATTGTTAATTATAAACCTAAAGTTTATAAAGACCGAACTAAATGGGATGCTGACATGAAATCTGGTAAAGTAAGAGAGGGCGATAGACTAAAGGAAAAAATACCACTAAGTAAAAAATTTATACACGAACTTAAGGTTGCAGAAAAATATAAACATTTACCTTTTAAACAATATCGAAAAAAGGTACAAGAGGAATTGAAAAGACCTTGGTTAGTAAAAGGAGAAAAAGATTAATGCCATTAACTAAAAAAGGAAAAAAAGTTATGAGTTCCATGAAGAAAAAGTATGGAGCCAAAAAAGGAAAGAAAGTGTTTTATGCATCCCGTAATAAGGGACGTATAAAGGGCGTTGAGCGGGGCCAAAAATAAAGGAGGATATCATGATAGATATTTGGAAAAACTTAAGCAAAAAAGGTAAGATAGCTTCAGCAATTGCTGCTGTAGTTGTTTTGTATCTGGCTTGCAGTTGGATAGGCTGGGTATAACAGCCTTGCATTAGTTTGGAAAGTGTAGTATAATAATTTTAGATTGCCGAAAGGAATCTAAATAAATCTTGCTTTAACAAGGAGGTTATTATGAATAAAGCACTATCTATTTTTAATCAACTTAGACCAATCTCAATAGGATTTGATAATGTATTTGATCATTTTGAGAGGATGTTTGAGAATGATATTTCTGCAGTAAATTACCCACCATACAATATAGTTAAAACTGGACCAGAAAAGTATGACATTGAAGTTGCACTTGCTGGGTATAGTAAAGACGATATTCGTGTGGATTACTCAGAAAATCAGCTGACTATAAAATCTGAAAACGTAAGAGATAAAGTAGGCTTACCGCCTAAAAGAGGAGAGGAGGGCGTACTACATCAAGGTATCGCCAAAAGATTTTTCTCTAGAACTTTTACTATAGCAGATGATGTAGAGGTTGAAGATGCCGAACTAAAAGACGGTTTGTTAAAAGTTTCTTTGAAAAGGATTGTTCCTGAAGGTAAGGAAACTAGACAAATTAAAATTAAATAAATTAAGGGGGCATGAGAATGCCCCTTTTTTACAGGAGATAATATGGATGCCACAAAATTTAAAGACAATCTATTAAAAGTATTAGAGGAAGCTTCACAAATTAATTCGGAGCAAATGACTATAGGTGCAGGTGCAGAAGATTTTCCTAGTTATAAATATATGTTAGGAATTGCACATACTTTAGATGATATGAAAGCTAGAGTTAGAGACGAATATAAAAAACTATTTAAAGAGGAGACATATGACTAATTTACCAACACCGACGGGATATAGGTTAATTACAAAACCTAGAGAGCTGGAAAATAAAACAGCAGGCGGTATAATATTAACAGACGAATCTAAGGAAGCTGCCAAATTTAAATGCGTAGTTGCTAAAGTTGTAGCTATGGGGCCTGAATGTTATTCAGGTATGGACAGATCCAGCACTAAATGGTGCAAAGAAGGGGATTGGGTACTTACAGGAAAGTATGTAGGACTCAAATTTAGATATGATGGAGATGAATATTCATTAATAAATGATGACGAAGTGTTAGCTGTAATAGCTGATCCTACCAAAATATCCGCTAAGTAGACTTGTAATAAAGCTATATTTAGTGTAATATATAATATCAGCGTATAACGCGGATCGCAACCGAAGGAGGTCTAGATGATAGACGAAGAAAAGCAAGAAGGTCAAGTCAACGAATCTGAAGAAGAAATAGTTGTTGAACTTCCTGAAGAAAAATCTGAAGGCGTACAGCCTGAAGAGCCAGTTACCGAGGCTCCAGTTGTAGCGGAAGAGACTGCAGAAGAAGATGACGAAGAAGAGGTGGAAGAGAAATCCGAAACTGAATCAGAGGAAGAAGATGAAGCAGAAATATCTGAAGATACAGAATCCAAAGATAAGAAGGTATTTGGCAAGCGTGCTGAAAAACGGATAAAGCGTCTTGTTAAAGAAAAAAAGGAATTAGAGTCTAAGCTTAAAGAACTTTCAATAAGAGAGCAGCAATGGACTACTGAAAGAGATGTATTAGAGTCTCGATCTAAGGATTCAGAATTACATGCAATAAATCAATATATTGATAGATTGAAAAGTCAGGAGAAGCAATCTCTTAGTGCTTTGAAAACTTCTAAAGAAGCTGGTGATATAGATGCTGAAATAAAAGCACAAGATGCTTTGGCATCTGTTAAAGCAGAAGCTTTAGTAGCTCAACAATATAAGATGAGAGCAGAATCTAGTCCTAAAAAAGTAGAAAAGACTACAACTAGAAAAGCGCCAGATCAAACTACTACTGCTGTTCCAGACCGTAAGGCTCTAGAATGGCAAAAAAGAAATGAATGGTTCGGTAGTACAACTACTAAAGATAGGATTATGACTCAAGCAGCTATGGTAATTCATAAGGAATTAATTAACGAAGGTATTGCACCTAACGCTACTCCTGAAGAATACTATAACGAACTTGATTCAAGGATTCGAGAGGAATTTCCTGAACGGTTCAAAACTAAAAGAACAAAGAAGATTCCTACAGTTATAAGCGGAACGCGCTCCGCTCCAGGCAAAAACCAAGTCAAGTTAACTAAAACTGAAGTTGACATGGCACACAGATTGGGAGTAAGCTTAGAAGATTATGCGCGCCAAAAAGTACGCCAACAGGCGGGAGGTTAGAAATGACACAAGCAACAAAAAGCAGCCGTAAAACTCGGGCTTCGGCAACTCGAAAATCAAAGCCTTGGGAACCAATGAGACGTTTAGACATCCCAGAGGACCGCAAGGAAGAGGGCATGGAATATATTTGGGTTAGACATGAATTGTTAAACAACCCAGATGATTCAAATGTTCACGAAAGACTACGCGACGGTTATGAACCAGTCAAACCTGATGAACTTGGGTTAGACTATCATGCTGACGTTATGTCGGCTGGTAAACACGAAGGTACGGTTAGAGCTGGCGACTTAATCCTTATGAAAAATAGTAAGGAATTTGTGGCACAGAAACAAGCGTACTACGACAAACAAACCGAGAGAATGGGTCAAGCATATTCGAGAGAATACCAAAATGCTGGATCTTCGGCAATGCCAACACAAGATGAGTCTACTTCTTCTGTAACAAGAGGAGGAGGAAAACCATCACCAAAGTTCGAAGAATAAGTTTAACAACTGATTCTGAATGGGCTTTGGAATAAAATTAACAAACTTGCAATAAGGAGATTATTATGGCAGGATACGGATTAGACCCAGTTAGAAATGCTGACGGGGGCACCATTCGTGCGAATAACTTCAGTGACGGAAACGGTTACAGAATTGCAGCTACTGCGCCAACGGCTTATTTCGAAGGCGACTTATGCACACTATCAGCAGGACTATTAGTCACTGATATGGCTGGTGCATCCCCAGGAGCTGTAATTGGTGTATTCTACGGAGCTGAATATGCAGATAATTCCACAGGTGATGTTAAATTTGTACGCTCTATTGCTAACGGAACAGTGGCAAAGAGCAAATATAAAGCTTATGTTTATGATGACCCATACTGTCTGTTTAAAATTCAAGCAGACCAAGTTGGTACAGCAATAGATGAAACTAAAGTTGGACACAACGTACAAATTGTAGCAGGACCTACGGGATCAGCAGTTACTCACAAGAGCGGTCTGGTAGCAGACTCTAACACAGCAGCAACAGGAAACGCAGGCTTTCCACTTACCGTTTTAGGTAGTGCAAAAGCACCTGACGGAGCCTATACTGCAGTTGGAACTACTATGGACGTTCTAGTGAAAATAAACACCCATCAATTTGGTATTGCCGCAGGCAATGCTGGGGTATAATTAAGAGAGGAAATTAAGTTATGGCTATTTCAAGAGCACAACTCCTTAAAGAATTAGTACCTGGCTTGCATGCCATTTTCGGAACTGAATATAACAGATACGAAAATGAGGCAGCAGTACTTTTCGATGAGGAAAAATCAAATAGAGCCTTCGAAGAAGAAGTTTTATTTCCAGGTTTTGGAGAAGCTTCTGTAAAATTTGAAGGTGCACCAGTTAACTACGAAGATACTGGTGAAGGTTGGGTAGCAAGATATACTAACGAGACTGTTGCTATGGCTTTCGCAATTACTGAGGAAGCTATGGAAGACAACTTGTATGATAAATTGTCTACTAGATTAACCAAAGCACTAGCCAGATCAATGGCTGCTGCTAAACAAACTAAAGCGTCTAACGTATACAATAGAGCATTTACTGCTGCGTATACTGGTGGCGATGGTGTTACTTTATGTAATACTGCTCACCCACTACAAGACGGTAGCACTATGTCTAACCGCTTCACGACAGCTTCTGAACTTTCAGAAACTTCGTTAGAAGACGCGTTGATTGCAATTGCAGGATTTACTGATGATAGAGGCATTCCAGTGGCTCTTCAAGCAAAAAGCTTGCACTTACCAAGACAACTTGTTTTCGTTGCGGAAAGACTAATGGCATCTCCATATAGAGTTGGAACTGCAGACAACGATGTGAACGCAATCGTATCAAAAGGAATGATTCCTGGTGGATACTTCGTAAATCATAGATTTACAAATGCTAAACATTGGTTCTTAAGAACTGATTGCCCTAACGGCATGAAGCACTTCATGAGAACTCCAGTGTCAACTGCAATGGAAGGCGATTTTGAAACAGGTAACGTTCGTTACAAATCAAGAGAAAGATATTCTTTCGGTTGGTCTGATTGGCGTGCGATATATGGATCAAATCCAAGCTAAGTCTAAGGACTTCGGGGGTACTGTAAAAGGTGCCCCCTTTAACAACTCATAGACTGCGAAAGCAGACTGAACAACAAGGAGTAAGACTATGGGAACAACTACTTTTTCGGGACCGATTAAAGCGGGAACGATATCAAATACAACTGGAACAACAGTTGGAACTAATGTTAAAAATATTGGTTTTGTAAAAATGGCACAAAGTGCAAGCTGGAGTCAATCAACTACAGCTGCAGATACTGGAATTGTAATTCCAGCTAATAGCCAAATCACTGAAATCATTATTAATATTACAACTGCATGTGATGCAGCTAATATTTCTATGGGCACTACATCT